TCTACATTTGAACATTCATTTGAATTATCTGATATGTCAGTTGTAGAATCTTGGTTAATAGAAGACCCAGAAAAAGATAAAGCTGCTGCTTATGGTTTTGACCTACCTAAAGGAACTTGGATGGTTTCTATGAAAGTATTAAATGATGATGTGTGGAAAGCAGTAAAAGAAGGAGAAGTAAAAGGATTTTCTATTGAAGGTTATTTTGCTGATGGTATGGAAAGACCTAAAGAGAGTGTAAAAGAAAATGCTTGTGATGACTGTTTAAATGAATTGAACGCAGAATATGAACTAGCAGAAGTATTAGCATCTTTAACTGAAGACGTAGAATTAGAATCTTATGGTGGTTATCCTCAATCTGCAAAAAACAATGCTAAAAGAGGTATTGCTTTAAACGAAAAAGTAAACAATAAATGTGCAACTCAAGTCGGTAAGGTTAGAGCTAGACAGCTTGAAAAAGGAGAAAACTTTACGTTATCTACTCTTAAACGCATATACTCCTATTTATCGAGGGCATCTGCTTATTACAAGCCAGGTGATAGTGAAGCTTGTGGAACTATATCATATTTATTATGGGGTGGTAAATCAATGCTTACTTGGACAACATCTAAATTAAAAGGACTTGATGCAATAGAAGCATCATCAACAATTATAGATGGTAGAGCTGCTTATACTACACAGGAAGAAGCAGAAAAAGCTGCTGAAGACATAGGTTGTTCAGGGTATCATACACACGAGTACGAAGGAGATGTGTGGTATATGCCTTGTGAGGAACACAATTTAAAGCTTCCTTGCACAGAAGGATATGAGCAGATAGGAATGAAAGATAAAGATGGTAGAAAAGTTCCTAATTGTGTTCCAATAAAATGAGAAGAAATAAAAAAGCAACAGTAAGTAAATCTTCTCCTAAGACTTCATCAAGGGGGTGTTTATGTCCTGATGGAAAAACTTATTCTACAAAATGTTGTGATGGAACACTTCAAGCTCAAGGAATAGGATTTATTGGAGGTGTGTTTAATCTACTTCAAGAAAATAAAAGTTTAATATTACAAGAGGATAACTCAAAAATACAATTATAATGCCTAATAAAAAGATTTCAGAATTAAACGCAGCAAGTGCTTTACAAGGAACAGAATTAATTCCTGTAGTACAAAGTAGTGAAACAAAATATTCAACAATAAAAGATATTGTAAATTATTTAACACCTAAAGCAGTAACTGTAAGTACGGCTGGAGGAACCATTGACTTAGGAAGTTCAACTTATGCAAATAGTGAGCTTATTGTTCTTACTTGGTCTGGTTCAACAGGAACTGTACAGCTTACATTGCCAAACGCTACAACCACAGCAAATACAAATAGAGTTATTAGGTTAATATCGGACACTACATTTACATCATCTACACACGCAGACTTAACACCTGCATCAGGTCAAACTTTAGATGGAGCTTCTTCAGCTTATAGAATAAATAAAGAATATGAAGGAGTTACTGTTTGGTCTAATGGAACAGAGTGGTTTATTATCCAACAAAAAGCTTAAAAATACAACAATTAAATTTTAATCAGTAATAATTATAAATAAGTATCTTATGAAAGCAAGTGAAATTGTAACAAAAATCAAAGATGTTCTTTTATCAACTAACACAGAGGAAGTAAACACTCCTGATGTTGAATTAAAGGACGAAGCTCCTAAAGCTAAAAAACCTGCTAAGGTTGAAGCTAAAGAAGTTAAAGAGGAAACTCCTAAAGCAGAAGTTAGAGAAGTAACTTACTCTGCTGAAGAAGAATATCAAGATGAAACTGAACTTATGCCTGAAGAAGCTCCAGCAATGGAATATGCTACTAAAGACGAAGTTGCAGAACTTAAATCTATGGTAGAGAAATTAAGAGGTATGATTGAAGCTAAAGAGGAAAATAGAGAAGAGATTCCACAAGAATTATCTTCTGAGGAACCTGCTGAAGCTATCTCTCACTCACCTGAAAACGAGGTAAGTGAAAAATTGGGTACAAGGTTTGCGGTTAATGCAAATCAAAATACTACTTATAACAGAGTATTAAACGCAATATCTAATAATTAATAATATAAATAATTTAAAATGTCACAAACAATAACAACTTCAAATAGCGTATTGAGAGCAAGGTCAAAGCAAGAGACTTTAACTGCTACTCAAGATATAAACGCAAATCAAGCTGGTACTGATTTTAACATTGCAACCGATGCAAAGGTTTTAACTTTACCTGCTATTAATGCCAATAATATTGGTATGGAATTTACATTTCGTAACACAGGAGCTGATGGTAACAATACTATTACACTATCACCTGCTGCTGCTGATGGAATAAATGGTACTATTGCAAACGCTGCTGCTGATTCAGTTGCAAGTGGTGCTGCAGACAAAGATTTAGTAAATACAAAAGCAACAGCTAACAAAGGCGATTGGTGTACAATCAAAGCTGTAGCTGCTGGTTCTTGGTACATTACTGGTGGTGTAGGAATATGGGCATCAGAAGCGTAATTAATAATTAATAATATAAATATTTAAAAAATGGCAACAACTAATAATTTAACAACTACTTACGCTGGTGAATTTGCTGGGAAATATGTATCTGCAGCTCTTTTATCAGGTAAAACTTTAGCAGAAGGTAATATAACAATTAAACCTAATGTAAAGTATAAAGAAGTAATGAAAAAAGTATCAACTGATGACATTGTAAAAGATGCAACTTGTGACTTTGACGCAACTTCAACATTAACTCTAACTGAGAGAATATTAACTCCAGAAGAGTTTCAAGTTAACTTACAATTATGTAAGAAAGACTTTAGAAGTGACTGGGAAGCAGTACAAATGGGATATTCTGCATTTGATAACCTTCCTCCATCTTTCTCTGACTTTTTAATTGCACACGTTGCAGATAAAGTAGCTCAAAGAATGGAGAACAACATCTGGTCAGGAACTAACGCTACAGCTGGACAGTTTGATGGGTTTACTACAACTTTAACTGCTGATGGTGACGTAAATGACGTTGCTGCTGGTGCAGTTACTTCAGGAAACGTAATAACAGAGCTTGGTAAAATTGCTGATGCAATTCCTTCTGCTGTTTATGGTTCTGAAGACTTGTATATCTATGTATCAAACAACATTTATAGAGCTTATGTAAGAGCTTTAGGTGGTTTTGCTACTAACGTAGGTGCTGCAGGTACAGATGCTAAAGGTACTCAATGGTTTAACGGTGGTGCTTTAACATTTGACGGTATTAATATCGTAATGGCATCAGGTTTAGCTAACAATACAGCAGTTGCTGCTGAGAAATCAAACTTATTCTTCGGTACAGGTCTAATGTCTGACCAAAACGAAGTAAAAGTAATTGATATGGCTGACATTGATGGAAGTCAAAACGTAAGAGTGGTAATGAGGTTCACAGCGGGTATACAACACGCTATTGGTTCTGATATTGTTCTTTACTCTTAATAAATAAATTGTATAACATAAAAAGGGTAGGTGGCAATTTACTACCTACCTTTTTTTATAAAAAAATAATAATATGGCTTGTGATTTAACTTTAGGAAGAAAAGAACCTTGTAAAGATGTCGTTGGTGGAATAAAAAACATTTATTTCGTTGACTTCGGAGATTTAGGTACTGTAACACTTACAGATGACGAAATAACTAATATGACTGGTGCTTCAGGTGCATTAACTGCTCGTAAGTATGAGTTAAAAGGTAATTCATCATTAGAACAAACAGTAAACTCATCAAGAGAAAACGGAACTACGTTCTATGAGCAAACATTAAACCTAACACTTAAAAAATTGTCTAAAGCAGACAACAAAGAGTTAAAGTTAATGGCTTATGGAAGACCTCACGTTGCTGTTGAAGATTACAACGGAAACTTTATGATGGTTGGCTTAGTAAACGGTGCTGACGTATCAGGAGGTACTGTGGTAACTGGAGCTGCAATGGGAGACCTTAGTGGTTATACATTAACATTAACTGGTATGGAAACAACTCCAGCTAATTTTATGAAAAACACTACTGGTGTTGTATTTAACTCAACAGACTTTGCTGCATTAACTGGTACTATAACTATTACAGAAGGTACTAACTCTTAAACAGAGTAGGTTCTTAAACATAGAAAGGGGACTTTTATAGTCCTCTTTTTTTTTGAACAATATTCAACATAATAGGTTATATAAGTATGATAAGATTATCACCAACAACTAACGCACAGACAGTAAGCATAATACCAAGAGCTTATACCGTTGCTGCTAACTTATCTATGGTTATCGTAGAGGACGGTACTAGAAAAACTCAAACAATAAATAATATTACATCTGCTTTATCATCTAATGGTAATTTCTTGCAGATGTCTATAGCTTTTAGTATTTTAACGGCAGAAAGCAGTTATTCGTTTGAATTAAAACAAGGAACAACATTATTATACAGAGGAAAGGGATATTGTACTTCTCAAACAGATAATACAACAGACCATACATTAAACAGTAATAAATATAATAAATATGTTGGAACCGACACGGATGACCAAAAATATATAATATTATGAACAACTTAAAAGTAATAAATTTATCAGGGTACGAGGTGCCTACAATAAAAGAATCAACAAGATATAAATGGGTTGAATATGGTGATGGAAACAACTATTTTGGTGAGCTGATTGAAAGGTATTTAGGAAGTCCAACAAACTCAAGGTGTGTAAACGGTATTACAGATTTAATTTACGGTAGAGGTTTAGACGCTACTGATTCTAAAGAAAATGCTGCACAATTTGGACAAATGGAATCAATATTAAAGAATGATGACGTTAAAAGAGTTGTAAGTGATTTAAAGTTATTAGGACAAGCTGCAATTCAAGTTGTTTATAATAAAACAAAGACGAAGATAATGCAGTTAAAGCATTTTCCTGCTGAAACACTTAGAGCAGAAAAAGCTAAAGATGGAAAAGTGGAAGCTTATTATTATCATCCTAAATGGAATGAAATAAAGCCTAAAGACAATCCAAAAAGAATACCTGCTTTTAAACAAGGTAAAAAAAGTGAAAAAGTAGAAATATATTATATAAAACCATATAGAGCTGGTTTTTATTACTATTCTCCTGTAGATTATCAAGGATGTTTACAGTATTGTAGTTTAGAGGAAGAAGTATCAAATTATCACATAAACAATATTCAAAATGGTTTAGCACCTTCACTATTATTAAACTTTAATAATGGTATTCCAGGTGATGAAGCACAAGATTTAATAGAAAGAAAAATATATGAAAAGTTTAGTGGTTCTTCTAACGCTGGTAAATTTATTTTATGTTTTAATGAAGATAG